GTCCCGCAGGCGCGGGATGAACGTCGGCGCCTCGGACGGCGGGATCGTCGCGTAAGCGATGCCCGTGTAGTCTCTCATCCGCCCGTCTCGGTGGCACCGAAGTCATCCACGTCAAACGTGACGTTTCTGATATTGACATCGGCACCTTGGCCGCTAACAGAGGCGGACACCATGGCCATCTCTGCCGCAACGGCCACATTGAAACGCCTGACGCCGTTCGTGTTGACGGCCAGGTTGAGGGACTTGGGCGAGGTCAACGACACGTCCACGTTGCCGCCAGTCTTAGCCGTCTGGAGCCTGTATTCGGCGGTGGCGGCGCTTGTGAAGACACCGAAGAACGAGTGGAGAGCGTTGATTCTCACTTCCTGGCCGTAGCCGGCGAATGAAATCCTTCTCGTGCGGAACCCCATCCCGCTTGCCGAGGCAGGAATCGACAGTTGGTCGCTGGACTCCCTGTACACGCGGCCTGCGCCAGCAGCAGTAGTCGTCCCTGTGCCTAGATAACCGATGTATGTGTCAGTGAAACCGTCCGCTCTCTGCACGGACCATGCAGCACCCGGCGCGGCCGTTGCGAAGCTGACGGAGTCGTAGTTGTCCATCCTCACCCGGCCTGCAATCGTGGGTGCCCCCTCGATCAGATGTCGCGGGCCATAGGAGATGTGCAGGCTGAGGTAGTCATTGCCAGCCGTTGTCCCATTACGGTAGAAGAACTTGAGCCTCTGGTTCTCCCGGTCATCGATCAGAGCGATGGCCGCGAATCCGTTCGCGTGGCTACCGAACACATTGCGCCCATCGGTGTGCCTAGAGCGCCAGATGATGTTTTGGCTCCAGGTGTCAAAACTGTAACCATCCGTAACGTGGAGCCCGTTATCGCTCACGAAGGCCAGCAACTGACCACCACCCTCCGGCGAGAACACGCAGGCGCACATCTCATTCACGCAACCGTGGGACGACGAGATCGGCTCAATGGCCTTGCCGCGGTCAAAGCTGGCGTCCCGCTCGCTGGGCAAGTAGTTCACGCGGTACACCGCCCGCTCGAGCATGACGATGAGCCGGTTGTTGACCGTCTTGATGTTGGTGACTCGGTCATTCTCCCTGGTCTCGAAGTCGAGGTAGTAGGTGCCGGGGAAGGCCTCCGGATCGCCAGGGTAGGAGTATCTGATCAGGCCGGGATTCTGGATGTCGTTGACGACCAGCGTATCCTCGTAGATGTCGCCGGTGCTCGAGCTGGGCGGCGGGCCATTCTTGGAGACCTGCGCGGTTATGTCCCCGAAGGTGTAGGCCACCGTTGGGAACGGCACAGACGAGTCCACACTGCCGCCGTAGTAGACCTTCGCCTTGACGTAGTCGATAGCGAAGTCCAGAGCCGCGTTAGTCTGGATCGGCGTGACTACGATCATGAAGTTGCCGGAGAAGTCCGTATCCACCAGCCCTGAATAGTTGGAGGCAAACCAGCGGTCTGAGGATCCGCCGAGTGTGATGACCTGCCCGGCACCAGCAGTAGCAGTTACGGCCGCGCCCTTGACTACCGTGTTCCGGGCCAAGATGTTCTCGCCAATAATCTGGCGAAACGGCGCCGGCAAAGCGCTGAGGTCAGGTACGAACGATCCGTTCGCTGTGCGGCCCTTGCCGATCCTTACCTGAAGCAGGCATGGGCTTGTGACGGCGGAGGCCTGAAGTTCAACTTCTATGCCTCTGACTGCCCCAGCGAACCCGCCGAAGTTGAAGCCGTAGACTCCCTGGCTCCTGGCCACTCGTGTGGCCGCGGTCGCGCGGGCAAAGACTCCGTCATCCGCCGTTACAGAGGACGCGCTTGCGAAGTCGGCGTAGAACTCGGCTCCCGAGTTGACGTTAGCCGGGAATACGAAGCCGGTGTCGGATACTGCGAGACTGTCAACATGATTGGCCGTCGCCGTCCCTAGTTCCGCGATCATGAACCCCGTTGGGAACTTCTTGTCAGACTGTCGCTCCTTCTTGGGGCTGCGGTAGATGCGCCAGTGCGTTGTTACGTCGGGGTTGGCCAGGGTAGGCAGCGTGATGACCGGCGCCATCCCAGNGGAACTCACAAAGATGGTGCTGGGGTTCCCCGAGAACCCNCCCTCCATCACGAACTCGGTGCCGTCCTGCGTCAGCTTCGCCAGTTCAGTCGTCCAGTATTCGTAGTAGCCGNTGACGGTCTGGCTGAAGGACGTAGCACTCGCGGTGACATTCGGAGCGCCTGGCGTCGGCAACATCCCGTGCTGTCTGAGGCTAGGAGTGTTCGCCACCGCGGTTGCCGTCAGGTATAGGACGCGGTTGCTCGGAAGCCCTGACGCCGTGGCGGCTGCGCCGTTGAACAGGATGAATCGGTTGCGGTAGTGAGCGACGTCAAGGGCTGTGCCGACGCCGACATTGCTGGCAAGGATGCCGACCGTTCCTGTGGCACCCACGGCGGCGGTCAAGTAGCTCGCCGACACGTGCGCGATCAGGTAGTGGTTGCCGTTGTCGAAACGCGCGTCACGCAGTCCGAAGGTGCTGGCACCATCAGCGCTTGCGGTGCCGAATGCCGACCTTCCGTCTGCCTTTGCTAGGACGTTACTACCTCTACGGTACTGACAGTTGCTGATGAAGTGGAGGGCGCCTTCAGGCTTGAAGTCGTCATCGATCAGGTTGAACAGCCCACGATGTAGCCGCTCCGTTACGAGCGCCACGTCAGTAGTCCCAGGGGATGCTGCCGGTCGAGTTGGGCGACCAGTGATCCCCGTAGTAGTGACCGGGGATGAACCCCAAGTCTTCGTCGGGAACAACGACGTTCTCTGCCAACATCGTCTTCAAGCCGTCCTGGGCGAGCGAGAACCAGATGGTCGCCTGGTTGCTCCTCCCNTCGGCCTTGTCGGTCAGGAAGTGGAACTTCCCGTAGGCGACAAGGAAGCTCTCGTAGTCTTCGGGACAGTCGATGGCTCCGGTCGCTCCGGACGCCGATGCCAGCGTGAAGCGCCGGTAGTAGCGCTGGAGAAGCGTGTCTGAGGAGGCCGGCGGACTCAGGAGCCTGATCTTGCCCTTGCCGCCAACGTGGAAGTAGTCGTAGCGGTAGACGCTGTCCGTCGCCAGCTCGTCCGAGATCGCCCGGTCGTAAGCCCTGCGCCCGGCATAGAAGAGCGTGCGCTGCGCCCCAAGCAGCCTGACGGTGTAGCCAGCCTTCCAGTCCGAGGGCAGGTCGTAGAGATCCCTGGTTCCCGTGGCTGTGATGACGTTGACCCCGGCCGCAAGACCGGTCAGCGCAGCGGTGAATCCTAACCCGCCCGCGGCTGTGGCCGTGACGCGCGTGCCGCGCACGAAACCATCGCCCGATAGCAGATCGTCGACTACGAAACCGTGCCCGGCCGGAGCCGCCGCAGACGTCTGCCCCGCCGATGCGCTGACGCCCGTGACGCCGAACGGCGCTACGACTGCGAGGGGGGTCGACTCAGCGCGGAGGAAGTTCCAGCCCTGGCCTCCGGCCTTTCCTTGAAACCACTGGAACGCTGCGCGGAGGGAGTTGTGCGCTCGAGTCGTCATCTCCGAGTCGGCCGAAGCACCGGCCGAATCGGCGATCTGCTGGACCGCGCTAACCCACGGAAGCGTCGACGGGTTGAAGAGTGGCATCCGTGCCCTCCTGCTCCGCGGCCTCCCTAGCCGCCTGTTCCTCTATCTCTTTCCAGTGCTCATCCGAGACGTGCGGCTGCTCACGCTTCCTATCTTCTCTCAGCGACTGCCAGAAGGCAACGATCTCGGGAACCATCTTGCGCGCGTCCCGGTTCTCTGAGACCCAATCCTTGGCGTTCGCGGCCAAGCGCTTGCGCTCCTTCGTGTCCTCGATCAGCAGCGACAGCTTCTCCTCGAAGTCCTTGGGGTCGTTGAACAGGAGTGCTGTTTCCCCGTCGATGATCTCTCGCTTGTAGGCTGCCGTGTTCTGCGCCAGGGTTGCCGCCGGCTTCTTCAGGACCGACGCTTCGTAGAACTTGATGGCACTCCTGCAATCGTTGAAGACGTGGCTCGAAAGCGGCGCCAGGCTGATGTCGTGGCCAATCATGGCCAGCCGCAGCTTGTACTCCCGGTAGTCGCACCAGGACTTGAATGTGAAGCGGTGCGGCGGGATGGTCTCCTGTACCCATGGGAACTGGGCGCCCCAGATGATCCAGTGAACCTCAGGGTACTGCTTCGTGATGTTCCCCAAGGCCTGCCTGAGCGGGAACCAGTCCTCGTAGTGGGCGATACCGCCCTGCCAGAGGATCTTGATAGTGTAGGGGTCGTNCNCCAGATCGACCTGTTCATAGTGGTCGAGCCGCACCATGTTCGGGA